CTTCGTTCTCGTTTGGTGTTTGCTCGCCTTTCACAATTTCCGGGGTTTCAACATTTGCGTTTTCGTTTTTCTTTTTAGCCATTGTTATGACCTCCTTTTAATAATTTAATGCCTCCAAGGGCAAGTGTCATTTTTCGTCCGTTCTATCGGATTTAAAATTAACAATTCTTTATCACTATAATGAATAGCTTTATGTGTGTTTTCGCTGGTGCAGATTACGTTTTCGGGATTCAAAAGAACCTCAATTCTTTTCTGAATAATATCATCTATAGTTATCGGATTTAAATGGTGGATTATAATTATCCCGTGTTTGATTTCTCGGTCCTCTATGCCGAGGTCACATCCTAAATCACGAACGATGATATCTCGTCTGAACTTTTTCCATTCTTTTGACCTGTAAAATACCTGATTCAAGTATCGATTACATCCGAAAGTTTCTTCACCAACACCTCCGCCAAGATAAAGATAATCAAATCTGTCTTCAAAGGTATCAAGTCTTATCAATTCAGAATAAGATCTATTCCTCTTCATTGCTTCTACCTCCGTAAATACGCATAGCTTCGATTGCTTTCTCAAGCAACTCTTCATTACGCTGAACAGACTTTAAGTTTTCAATTTTTGCATCAACTAATGCTTTTTGCTTCTCAAGCATTTCTTTCTCCGCCTTGTATGATGATGAACCAAGTTTCAGGAAATGAGAAATAACCTGTGAAGATGCCGTTCCCTCTCGTAATTGTTTTTCAGCAAGGTCAACAGCTAAAGAGATAAGCTGATTCTCTCTGTTTTCCGGCGTAAGAGCCGGTCTCATCTTTTTTGGCGAAGCAGAAGAATCTGAGGCTTTGCTTTTTGCCAACCTTACCGTCTCCTTTCTTACAGTTTTGTGCTACTTTTACCATAGTTTTAATAGAGTATTTAAAGGAACTTACAAGACCGCTGATTATAATTCACCGAAAGGAGAAAGAAATATGAATTCCAAATACAAATCTTAGGAGGGCATTTATGGCATGCAGCACCAAACGACCTTGTAAGCTCTTTTAAATACTCTATTAAACTGGAAAGGGCACCCTAAAATATCCCCCCGGAGAAATTTTTAAGACCGCCGCGATGCAGGAGGGGGTAGCATTTTCGCGAGACCCCCCTATACCATTTAGGGGTTGTGATTGTTCTCCGAAGTTTAATTTTGTAGTAGATTTAGCGAGATTTCCTTGAATTTTTTGAAAATAAGACGCTAAAAAGGACAAAAGAAAAAGAGGCTGCGTTATAACAACCTCTTAATCAGTCCACAGTATTAAGTTTTTCTTTCATCAAAGTTAAAAAGGGGTGGGGGTATTTGATTTACCTATTAATCATCTTCAACATTCTTTTTAACTTTCTTATAGATGTTTCTAAAATCATACTTGATAATCTCATCGATTGCTCTTTCCATTTCTCTGTCGTTCTCAGCTTCTGTGAATCTATCGGAAGTTTGAGCAACTCGTGCTAAGTAGCAAGATGTGTTGTAACCTTTTTCAGTATCGAACCTATACCAAGAGTCGAACTGTTCAAAAGGACAAAAAGGATTATCAGTTGTTGTAATCAAACATTTCATCATAACTTAATTGCTCACTTCCTTTCAACTGTTAAGGTATTTAGAAACTGTAGATGTAGATTTACCAAGTGATTCAGCTATTTCAGCAATGCTATAACCTGAGTTCTTCATACTCTTAATCTTATTGACTTGAGCAGTAGATAATTGAGTTGTTGCTTTAGGCATTGCCTTTTCTCTAACTTCTTCAGGTTTAGTGTATCGTAGTATCTGTGTCAGCTTAGAATCACTAATAGCACCAGCTTGTATAGCTTCCCATTCTCTATCTGTTATGGTTATTCGAGAATCTTTACCACTCGCACCAACAGAAGAACGGGCGTCATTTAGTGCCATCTGTTTGATTTTAGTAAGCTCTTTTTTATCAGTGATGTCATAGTCTTGCTGTTTGGTCTTAATAATAGAGTTAGCCAGTGCTTGTGCACGACGTTCTTTGGGGGCGTTCTTTTCTGCTATATTAAGTTTAGACAGTAGGGAGTTTACTTCGTTTTGATAGGTAGCCTTAGCACTACTCGAATACTCCAGACGCCCAGTAGCTTGATGTTCTTTACGGGCCTTGTTAGCAAGGGCTTTCATTTTATTACCATAATCCGCATATGCACTTTCTTGTGGGGTGCCAGAAGAGAGGGTATGTAAATCATCTATAGTAGATAAGAGTTTTACTGTAGTGGTAGCGTTTACAGTTTTACCAGTCTTAGGGTCAAAATAAGTTCTACCAGACTCCTTATAGGTAACTTTGCCCGTATCAGGGTCTATTGTTCCGCTACCTTGTCTCTCTGGGATTCTTACATCCTGCTTTCTTTTGGATAGTAAAGTTGAAGCACCGCCGCCACCGACAACATTGCCATCTTCATCATATTTGGGCTGGTATCTTTTTCTCAACTCTGCAATACCTTGGTCTTTCTCTGATTGCTTATAATCTAATTTATGTTTATATGCATCGATAACAACCTGACTATGTTTAACGGCTCTTGCTATTTCACTTTCAGGCGCACCTTTCAATGTCATATCTGTAATAAGATTAGATATCATTCCCATTTCTCGACCAATCTCGGTCTTCTTCATCAGTCGAACGCCTTCTTTTCCAGCAGTGGAATACTCAATTTTAGCATCAAAATCTTTAAGGTCTTTCAGGGTGGAACCCGATTTAACTCTAACCTTATCATTAACTGGAATTACAACAACTGTGTCTCCGTCAAAGTCAGCACCCGATAATTTCTCAGCAACTTTTTGATTAATACCAATGGCATCAATAGCGTTACCGAGTATCTTCTTAGCTGAAGCGTTTTTGTTATTAACCGTTAATTCCGGTATTTCAAATACGCCACCATGAGGATATCTTATCAAACAAACTTTTTCACCATTATTAAGATATGGAGCATATACTTCATTTTCCTTCATTTGAGTGAGGGGAAGAATAACTCTTGTTTGTTGTCTTGGTAATGCGGCCGCTTTCAAGTGTACAACCGCAGAATCACAACTACCCGCAAACTCCATTAACATTTTTCTCTTAACTGCTGGATTAGTTAATGAACATATTAAATCATATTCTGCTTCTGCATCAGCATAAGTTAAATCCAACTGTTTGTTAATGAGTTTCATTGGTTGCTTTGATAAGAATTGAGAAGAGAGGTTCTTGGACATTTTATCCCATTCGCCTTCTTCTTTTAATTTGTTGATAGCTGATAGTTTCTTTGTTCCATCTGGTGCATCATACCAACTTTGGCCGTCGGCTTTTATATAAGCACCAAAAGGATTTTCTGGGTCATTGTTTATTTCTTTTAACACCTTCATTTTATCAGTGCCTGATTTCTTATTAGTGTTAAAGACAATGTCCGCACCATCCGGCATGTCATCCGAATACATAGCCATTCCTTTTAGATAATGAGTACCATCAACCAAAATACGAACCTGAGCATAATGTGAATTACCCAAATCCAAATCGGCTACACCTCTACGAATTTCGATAACACCGTCTTTTCCAATACCACCATCTTCAGCATATCTAATACTGATTCTGTCAGAGTCAATGCTTGCTGGGTATTCTCTTTTATAAAAAGATATACCGCCGTCTACAGAGTGATAATCACCAACAGATTTTATTAATGAGGTATCGTCATAAATTTCTTTTACAGTGATATCAGGATTATGTAGAATCATCACATTAGTTTGTTTACCTTTGTTTAAAGGTTGTGGAATACCAACACCATCTCTCGCATATCCTTCAGCTTCCAGCATAAATATAGCCTCTTCCAAAGTATTACGAGACACGCCAAGTTCTCTTTCAACACCCGCCCCAATATCGATTACACCTTTTTCAGCTAATTCATTTTTCAATATTTTAGCAGTTGTCGCTGCGGAATTCATTCGAGCTTCTGAATCAGCATTAAGAAGAGAACGAATAGAAGACTCATTCTTTCCCATAATTCTGCCGATTTCTGAAACATTGTAGCCATCCGATTGTAAAGATTTGGCTCTATCGACCTCTAAAGCTCGTCTTTCATTTTTAGCAACTTTACGAGCTACTCGAAGTTGCGTTGTTGAATCCAGTCCCATAGCTTCAGCTATTTCTTTTTGCGTTAATCCTTGTTTTTCCAATTCTTGAACTCTGCTAAGAAAATCGCCGCTATGTTGATAAGGGTTATCACCTGAACCCCAAGGATAGCGACCGGAGCGTTTCTTAACTCCATAATGCATCAAGATATCATCCTCAATAGGATTCATAGTTTACCCCTCCTGTTCTTTGATTTTTGTTATTAACTTATCGAAAGATATTATTTTATCCATAATCGGAATAATTTCATCGCCTGCCGGCTTATGATATAAAACTTCGTTTGATTGATAAATACGGAGTTCCATATCAATATCGTTTGGTTTAAATCCAAGTTTTGGACCGTATTCCAAACAAAAAAGAGCAGCATAAATTTCTAACTGCTCCATATGTGCGGGAACTACACCCGACTTATAATCGTGAATCCTAAGCAAATTTTTTCTGAATGCAATCGCATCCGCTGTTCCAAAACAATTATCCGAATAATATAATGGTTGCTCGGGAATCATTTTAAAACCGATTGCGTCGTTTACATACATATTCAATGTCTTTTGTTGCTTCGGAAGTTTTTGTCCAAGCCTGATACATTGTGCGGCAAACTCGTGTAATTCGGTTCCTTTTAAAGTTGCTAAGAATTTTGAATATGACTCAACTATTTTCTCTTCGTCATATCGTATCCAATGGAATTTACTGGCTCCGAGAAATGCATGTTGACCTTCAAGGTTTGAATGCTTGTTGAAGTTCATTTAACACTTCCTCCTTGTTTTCTGGACAAATGAATCTTGAAAATGACATTTCGTTCATCAGTCCAATATAATACTCTTGGTTTGGTTGTTTCTTAGCACTCGCGTCTTTTTTACATTCTAAGGTTGCCCATTTATCTTTGTAAAGAACTGTCAAGTCGGGAATACCTTGAATATCATCAGGGTCGTTTTTCATAATGATACAACCCGGAAACATAGCCCTAAGCTCTTTTTTCAATCCTGCTTGAAATTTGTTTTCACGCATTGTAAATGAGCCTCCCCTCCATAAAAAATAAAAAGAAAATAGAAAGTATAAGGTCACATTTCTATTTCCCTTCATAAAAGAGCATGTTTTTTACGCGAGGCTATTTTTAGCAAAAATAAAAGCCCATACCATTTAAGATACAGGCTTTGTAAGTTTTTAATTTTTAATCTTCGACATATCCGTGTGGACAGACGATACATCCCGGATATAAATTAGCACAAGTTAGGCATTCTGGTCCGGGTGGTTCAGCACCTATGTGATTAAAGAATTCTGCTCTGTTTAATACTTCACCACAATCTGGACAAATATAAACTCCGTCTTTCCATTTGATTGTGCCTCCGCATATACAATATGCAAAATCTCCATCTTCGTCATACACATCATCATATACTTCGCCGAAAATTGGTTCGGTTATTTCAACATCATCAGAATGTTTTACATCATTGTAAATGTAATCGTATTCTTCTTTCTTTTTCTTACCGAAACTAAACAATCCCATACAGATAACCTCCTTTAGTTTAAGAACATTATACCATACTTTAAACATAAATACAAGAAGTTAATCATAAAGAGATTGTGTTATCCAAAAATATAATTATCTGGATTGAATAGATATTGGGTCAAGTTTTAAGACGCCAGCGACATCATCGTATTTTTCTATTTCAGCCACGATATGTATATTGCTTCCTGCATCTACAAAAGCTGGTAAATATAAATCATCTATTCCTAAATCGTTAGTATTAACATCCTCAAATTTGAAATTTGGACCTTTGGCACTTTCTTCATTGTAATCTCCCGCATACATTAAGATGTCATATCTTGTGTCAAAATCGTCGTGATTACTAACCGCCGCTATATGACCATCAAACTCAATAGTCTTGTTTTTGTATTTTTCAACAAAAGCTTTGGAAGTAGCACTTGATTCGTCTGTCAAGAGATTAGCCAAGTCTTCGCAATTTTCAATTGTCAATATTTGAGGCTCGGCTGTTTCTGTATTAACAGGCGTAGTTTCGGTTTCATCATCGACTACGGGTTGTTGGTTTTCAACTTGACTAACTGTACCCGCGTCGTTTTCGACACCGCCATCTTTTTCACTTAATATACCTATAGTTATAATTCCGGCACAAAGTACCAGAGCAATCGCACAGATTAGTAATTTTTTCTTATCCATACTTGTTTCTCCTTTCGATTTGTGTGGTAAAAATATCCACTTTCTTATTATACCACAGTCTTGTATGAAAATCAATGCAAAACCCACTTTTTATGGATTTGGTCAAAAGCCCACTTTTTTTCGCCTATTTATATATTTTTTTAATTTTTTTATCGCAATTAAATAAGAGAAATAAGTGGGAAAGTGGGCAGAAACCCCGCAAACCCGCATAAACACTGGGTTTTTCGCTGCCCGGTTTTGTTTTTAAAAGTGGGCACAAAGTGGGTAAATGGGCAGAAAATTGACCAAAATCACGCATTT